TATCTCTGAATGTCATTAATTCATCAATAGATAGCCTTGATAGCGATCTTCCGCCTAAAGAGAAGGATGATTGATCTATTGTAGCCCTTCCTTCTATTACAGCTTCAATAGCATCTAAAACTTTCTTAGCATGACTTCTTAAATCAGCATTTGTGTCTGCTAGGTTAGGTAATATAGTCATATTACCCTCACCAACTTGTATTCTTGCTGAATCTGAAGTTCTTGTTATATAAGCACCCCATATATAATCATGTGGATTATAGTCATCTGTTGTTGTTGTTGGTACTTCTATATAATAAGTGCTGTCTGCTTCAGTAGCATTGATTGTAAACTGATGGCTTCCACCACCACCTGAATCGCAATGAAACTCATAAGATAGAGAATAAGAGCCAACTGGGTAAGTTGATGCTAAATTGTCTTTCTTCCAAACCCAATAATCACCAACGACTAATTCGCTAGGCTCTTGAGTTGGATAGTTTTCTCTGTCAAATTGATTGCTCAAGCAAAAACCTCATAATGTTTTAGATATATCTACATCTAACACTATGGTTTTTTAGATAAAAGTCAACATATATGAAAAGAAATGTCAAATTACTTCCAAGAAGTAGCAAAATTACCTCTATTTATACCTTTTTTGGCTGTTTTTTTACCATCTTCAGATGGTTTTATTTGTTGAGATAGTATTCTTTCCTGTATTGTATCGTAATTAGGATTAAGTATGTATATAGCTGCAAAATTATATACCAATGTGTCTAATGCTTCATTTCTTGGTCTTATTTGCTTCCAAATTAGTGATTTCTTACCTCTTACAAACTTTGTAACCCTTTTCTCTGCTGTAAGCTGTTTAAAATACTCTTCATCAAGATCAGAGCAAAAATGAAGAGTTGTGTACTCAGGCTCGCTTGATAATCTAGCAAAAATAGCTTCTTTAGCACTATCTGAGCCAACCCCATATAAAACAGCTTTATTTTTACCGACAAATGTAGGTCTGTTAGCTATAGGCTTTCCTGCGGTTGACAGACCTTTAACAGCAAAAACCCTTCTACCCTGCCTTGGTTTTGTGAATTGATAAACTTGATTGGTATGATGTCCACCCGAGTCAATACAAGTGCAAGATATGGTCAGAACTCTACCGCTTTCAGTCTTAAATCGTTTCTTAAGATAATTATCAAGCTCTTGCCAAACATTAGTGGAGTTGGGGTCACCCCAAAATATTTTATACTCTATAACCCAAGACTCATAATTAGCACCCCAACCAACCATTTGTAACTCTAACCTATCTTTCTGCGTATCAACACCAGCAGTTAGAACTAATACATCTTCAGGTATTGTTTCAGAATCATAATTAAGCCTTCTTTCTAATAATTCTTCATGCTCAATAGTTTCTCCTTGCTCTTCCCACGATTCACCTAAAGCAGTGTTAATCCATGTTTTTAACATTTCGGGTTGTTTTTTAGCTTCAAGGAATGATTTAGCCATATCTGCCCATGTTGACCATACGGAATATAACTCTGATATATGAAAACCTGCTGTATCTGATTTTGATTCTGAAGCTATCCACTCGCCATGTTTTAACATCCACTGCTTTTTAGACTCATTAATTATAGTTCCGCACTCATTACAAGCATAAGCTGCTGTTTCAGGCTTATTTTCATCCCAAACCACATTCTTCCATTTCAAAACCTGTTTTACATTACATTCAGGGCAGGGAACATGGTAATAGCGTTTATCTGACTCCTCAAAAGCGGTTTCTATTCTTGACAATCCTTTTACAGTTGGTGTTGAGCATAAATAAATCTTTTTATTCCAAAAAGTAGTGGTTCTTTTAGTCGCTAGCGATATTGGGTCACCTTCCGAGCCTGCGGATGCTTCGTAGCGGTCTACTTCATCTGCCAAGACAATTCTTATAGGTCGTGACGCCAGTCCTGAAGCGGAGTTAGAGCCGACTATGTTTAAATTACCACCTGCAAACTTTTTAGACAAGACTGTATTACCGCTATCTCTGCTTCTTGGGTCTTTAACACAATTTCTTATTTTTTCAGAATCTCGAATCATGGTAGATAGCCTATCTTTTGAGAACGCCTGACCCATTTGTAAAGTAGGCTGCATAACTAACATAGGCGAAGGGTCTTGATCTATGTAATATCCAATAACATTAAGCAATATTTCTGTAGCTCCAACTTGAGCAGATTTCATAAATACTATTCTTTGGATGTCAGGGTCATTAAAGGCATCCATAATCTCTCTTTGATATGGAGCTCTGTCTGTTCTCCATGACCCAGCTTCTGCTGAAGATTCAGGAGATAGTTTTCTATAGGCATCTGCCCAGTCGCTAATCTTTAGATTCGGTGGTGGAGTCCATGCCTGACTCGTTTGTTGAATTGCTTTTTCTATATTTTTTAGGTATTCCATGTTGTGCTAACTCATTAAGGGTTTCATAAACCTGATCTTTTATAATTAATTCTGCTTCTGAGTATTTGTCAATAGTAATAACCTGATGTGCCACTCTTGATGGAAGTCCTAATAATTTCGCCCTAGAGTTTGCAACATATTCAGCCCAAGTTTCTACAACTAATTCTGCTGGTATTAGCTTGGCCTCCATTTGTTGCACCTCTAGCTCTGCCTTGTCCGCTTGTGCTTTAGTAAGTCTTGCTTTTTCTTCTGCAATATCAGACGAGCCTCCATCTTTTTTAGTATACCTAGCAGCTTTTCTTAAAAAGTTTATATATTGAACCCTGCAAGAGTCTATGTTTACTGGTGATCTGCCAGCACCAATAGTGAATACACCTCTTCCAATAAGGTCACTTACGCTTTGTGGTGATAAATCTAAATGTTCTGCCAAATCTTTTCTAGTAGCCATAATATAACTCAAAATACTCTCTTAAAAGAATATAGCACATATAAATACGGTAAATCAACAACAATATCACGCCTCAAAAAAATGACTTAATGCAATATAAATCCGATGAATGGTGGGGTGCTGTCTCTACAAAAAGAATGGGGTGCTGCAACCTGCGTATGAATACGCCCGAAAGAACCTAGTTGTCCACAGGTCATGCACAACTTATCAACAACTGTATAAATATACAGCAAAATAATACCATGCAACCATCCGCAAAGCCTTTAAATATAAGGGTTTAGAGGATATGTAACAGATTCAAGTTATTAAAATTGGATTAGATAAATAACAATATAAAAAGAATTTGCCAGTTCATAAGAAAAATATTGTTAAAGATTGGAGAAAATAAAGATAAACTAATGAATGTGTACTATTCATATAACTTATAAAGGTATAAGAAAAGAATTAAATATTTATTTAATTAATTAATGCTTGTTATTAATAGGTTTATGAAGTTATTAAAAAAGGATTAAATATTTATTTAATTAATGCTTGATATATATATTAATATATTAGTACAATGTCCCCGTAGGGCAATGAAGCCCGGCACTTAAGGAGAACATAAACATGGCTAAATTAAAAAACTTTGAATTCTCAGATATATACATTTCTAAATCAGATTTAATTGATTATTTGTATACGCATGAATTTTGCACCTTTAGAGATGAGATGGACATTACAGATGATCAGGCGGTGGAGCAAGTACTAGAAAATATTAAAAAGAAAATAAAACAAGGCTTTGCAGGCAGAACCAATCAGTTAACCAAAGAATATTTGGAGCGAGAAGCTAACGAATGGTTACATATTAGTTTAGAGCAAAGCTTTGATGCTGTAGAGAGTAGTTATTTTAAAAATAACCCTTAAACCAACCCCCAACCCAACCAAGCCCGCTTATGTGGGTTTTTTGGGTGAAAGCCTAGCAATAACGTATAGGCTATAAGTAAGGAGAAATAACATGAACTACAAAAGAAAAGAAATAGAGCAATACTTTTTAGATTATCTAAATGACAATCTTGATTATCACAAAGAATTTGAATCAGACACATGGCAAGATGATTTACATCATAATTGCTTTAATACTGATTATTTTATTATTGGATCTCATAAGGCTACGCAATGGCTAGGTGATCAAGCATTTAATATTATTGGCTTCATTAAAGATTATGAGCAGTCTTTATTTGGCGATGTGCATACTGATTTATCTAGCCCTGAAGCCGTTGTTAATATGTATGCCTACATAATTGGCGAGGAGATAGTCAACGATTATCTATTTATAAACAATGCACAGGGGGTGGCGTAAGATGAAATATACAATAATCACAGGCGATGGATGGCTCGTAATGGTGAGCAAGTCATTAAAAGATATTAAAAGCAAATTTAAAAGACTTGAGCAACAAGGACATAAACCAAAAATATTAAAGGAGAAGTAAACGATGAGTAGAAAAGATTATATTAAATTAGCTGAGATAATAAAAAAGAATATGCGCCTTGCAAATGTTCGCAATAATCCTATGCATGTCATAGGTTATGGAGATTTTTTGCATGATCTTTGTGATTATCTTAAAACAGATAATAATAAATTTAATGAAGTAAAATTTAGAGAAGCTACAGGAGAAATAACAGGAAAGTGAAAAAATATTTTACTTAATCAAGGGCGGTATTGTTACCGCCTTTTTTTATGCCCTTAATAAATAGATCATATTATATAAACCATTCTAAGCCATTCTAAGCCCTTGTAATAATCATTTAATGGATTACTACTTATATATAATAATAGATCAATACAAAGCCTTACAATGCTTTTGATGGTGTTTTTGTTTGTTGTTGTGGTGTTGTTTGATGTTTTTTTATGAAAAGTTATTCACAAAGTTATCCACAATTTATTAACAATTTATCCACAACTGTGTTTTTATACAGCATCATTTTTTGATTAAAACTAAATTTGCCTTGAAACTAAATTTGCCTTGATTATAAATTTGCCTTTATGAAATTTGCCTTGAAACTAAATTTGCCTTGATTATAAATTTGCCTTGAAACTAAATTTGCCTTGATTATAAATTTGCCTTGATTATAAATTTGCCTTGATTATAAATTTGCATCAAAACAGTATTTGCCTTAATACTAAATTTGCCTTAAAAAAGAATTTGCATTTAAGTATTGCATACTAATATATTTTAGTATATTATGTGTGTATGTTAAATAAAAGTAAGGAGTTAAATAGCATGAAAGTAGAAAATATGACAAGCGTTAATGGGAACAAAGTTCCTAATCAATTCATTATTAATAATAATGGAGAGGAATATTTCCAAAGTTATAACAGCATTATTGCTAAAAAATCTAAAG